TGAAAGACTTGGTGTTGCAGTCACAAATGCAGATGGAACCTTCAGAAGTCAGGAAGATGTCATGTGGGACACTTTGTCTGCACTTCAGGGTGTTGAAGACCAAACTGAAAAGGCAAGACTTGCAACCGAACTTTTTGGAAGGTCAGGAACTGAACTGATGCCACTTCTGAATGGTGAAGCAGGTTCATTGGAAGAAATGAAACAACAGGCACATGACCTTGGTCTTGTGTTATCTGATGACCTGATTGACAATTCTGTGAATCTGACTGATTCCCTTGACCAAACAAAAAGGGCATTTCAGTCAATGGGAATTCAGATTGGTGGTGCATTGATGCCTATTGTTGAAAAGGCATCTGACTACATCCAACAGGCAATTCCATACATTTCAAGTATTATTGAAAGATTGTCACCAATTCTGACAGGTATGTTGGACAGACTTCTTCCACCTTTGATGGATTTGGGTGAACAGATTTTTCCTATTCTGTTTGACCTTTTGGAACAGATTCTTCCACCTGTGACTGAAATTGTGGAAGCAATTCTTCCTGTGATTGTGGATTTGGTTTCAATGTTACTTCCACCACTGGTTGAAATTGTGCAGATGATTCTTCCACTTCTGATGTCACTAATTGAACCACTGTTGCCACTGTTACAACCTATTTTGTCATTATTACAACCATTCATTGACCTGTTGATGATGCTTCTGACACCATTGATTGAATTGTTGAATGCAATTCTTCCACCACTGATTGCAATTATCAGTGAACTGGTTCAGGGTGTCATTGAAGGATATTTGGTTCCAGTTATCACTGCACTGGTTGACCTGATTTCAGGTGTTTTGAATGTGGCATTTGAATCAATCATGCCTGTCATTCAGAATGTGATGAATGTGATTGTCAGTGTTTGGAACACAATCAAAGACACAGTGTTCAGTGTTGTGAATGCTATTGGACAGGGAATTTCCACTGGATTCAATAACATCAAAACAGTCATCACAACAATTATGAATGCAGTTTGGTCTTATATTCAGACCATTTGGAACACAATCAAGACTGTTATCAGTACAGTGGTGACTACAATCAAAACAACCATCACAAATGGATTCAATCAGGCAAAACAAACTGTGACCAACATTTTCAATTCCATCAAGAACACAATTCAAAGTGTGATGGACAGTGCAAAGAACATTGTTTCCAGTGCTATTGAAAAAATCAAAGGTTTCTTCAACTTTGAATGGTCACTTCCACATTTGAAACTTCCACACTTCAGTATTTCAGGAAGTTTCAGTCTGAATCCACCTTCAGTTCCTACATTTGGAATTGACTGGTATGCAAAAGGTGGTATTTTGACACAACCTACACTGTTTGACTATGACCCTTCAACTGGAAGGGCAAAAGTTGGTGGTGAAGCAGGTGCAGAAGCAGTTGCACCAATTGATGTTTTACAGGGTTATGTTGCAGAAGCAGTTGCAAGTCAAAATCAGGCACTTGTGGAAGCACTGGAAACCTTGATTGAAGCAATTGAAAACCTTGACAATGACCTTGTGAAGAAGATGATGACTGCATTGGAAAACATGAAGTTCAACATCAACAACAGGGAATTTGCAAGACTTGTGAAGGTGGTGGACTGATATGATTGAAAAATATAAATATGTCAACCACATCAATGAAACTTTGAACTTTGGTCAGGATGGTCTGTTTGCAAATGAATCTGACTTACGTGATTATGACTGGAATTCTATCAGTGCAAATGATAGGATTTCAGAATTCACCAAGGGAATTGTGAACAAGACCATTCCTGTTTTCATCAGATGTCAGTCTGAAGAAGAAGGACTGGAACTGAAGAACAGATTGTTTGAAGTCATTGAAAAGGATGTCTTGGTTGCACAACATGGAAAGATGATTGTGGGTGATTATTACTGCAAATGTTTCCTGAAGGCATCCAAGAAATCCAAATATTTGGTTGATAAAAGATTATTGAAGACAAGTCTGACCATGACAACTGATTTTCCTTCTTGGATAAAGGAAACAACTGTTGTGTTCAGACCAACTGTGTCATCAGGGGATGACAACAATCAGGGTTCACAGTTAAGAAGTGGAATAGTCCTTGGAAAAAGAAACTTTGACTACAATTTTGATTTTCCGTATGACTACACTTCAGAAATGTTGAACAAAACCCTGAACAACACAGGTTTTGTTGCAAGTGCATTCAAAATGATTATCTATGGAACTTGCACAAATCCAACAATTCACATTGCAGGTCATACATATCAGGTCAATGTGGAAGTTGGGGAAAATGAATATCTGTCAATTGATTCATTGACCAAAACCATCATCCTGACACACTATGATGGAACAGAAGAAAATGTTTTCAACAAAAGAAACAAGAATTCATATATCTTCCAACAGATTCCTTCAGGACAGAATGTGGTGACATGGGATGGATATTATGGTTTTGATGTCATTCTATATGAAGAAAGAAGTGAACCAAAATGGATTTGATTTATGCAAATGCACAGATGGAAGACCAAGGTGTGTTCTTGAATCCAATTCTTGACCTTGCCTTTGGTGATGATGAAAACAATTTTGAAATGACAGTTTCCACTGCAAATCACTGTTGTGAATCAGGTTTCATCATCTACTGTGAAGGAACTGAATATGGTGGTGTGATTGACAGAATCAGGGTTGAAACTGAAAACAAACTGGTTGTTTATGGTGGTAGAACTTGGCATGGAATTCTTGAATCCAAGGTCATTGAACCTGACAGTGGTGAAGATTATTTCATTGTTTCAGGTGAAGCAAACCAAATCCTTCAGACTTTGATTGAAAGACTTGGACTGGATGACCTTTTTGAAGCATCTTCAGAAGATTCAGGATTGAACATTTCTTCATATCAATTCAACAGATATGTGAAAGGGTACACTGGAATCAGGAAGATGTTGAAGACAGTTGGTGGAAAACTTCACTTTGTCTTTGAAGAAGGTCAGATGGTCATTTCTGCACTTCCTATTGTGGACTATTCACAAGATGATGAATTTGACAGTGACCAAATCAAGTTTGTCATTGAAAAGAATTACAGACCTGTGAATCATCTGATTTGCCTTGGAAGGGGTGAACTTGCAGAAAGGGAAGTCATTCATTTGTATGTAGACACTGAAGGAACCATTTCCACAGTTCAGACACAGTTTGGATTGGATGAAGTCACAGACACCTATGACAATGCAAATGTGGAATCCTTGGAAGAACTGGACAAACTTGGAAGGGAAACCTTGGAAGAAGCAATGCAGGATGGAAAACTGGAACTTCAGTTGGATGCATCCCAAGAATATGACATTGATGACATTGTTGGTGCAAGGGAATTGGTCACAGGAATCACAATGTCAAAACCGATTATCAAAAAAATTGTGACTATAAACAAGAACCAAATCAAAATTGAACACAAGGTTGGTGAATAAAAAGAAAGGTGGTAGTTAAACATGAGTATGCATCTTGTGACAGGTTATGCAGGACAGGAACATGTGACTGCAAGTGATGCAGGTTCCTTCAATCTTGCAATGATGGGAAATGGACAGTTTGTCCTTGATAGGGGAAACAAGTTCAGTGCATCCATCATTTCAAACACTAAAGTCAGAATCATGGATGGTGACATCTTGATGCAGGGTAGACACTTGCGACAGGTGGAAAACACATACACTGAAGTGGTGTTTGACAATGGAACACAGGGACTGAAAAGAAATGACCTTGTGGTCATCAGATATGAAAAGGATTCAACCACAGGAATTGAATCTGCATCCTTCAAGGTTATCAAGGGAACTTCAGTTGAATCAAATCCTGTTGACCCTGAATACACTGAAGGGGACATCACAGAACTGACTGGTGACCTTGTGAATGAAATGCCTTTGTACAGGGTTTCATTTGATGGTCTTACAATTCAAACACCTGTGGCATTATTTGACACACTGGACACTTGGAAGAATCTTCAGGATAACACTGTTGAAGCAGTCACAATTGCCTGTGAAGCACTTCTTGATGAAATGGAAGATAAAATGAATCAGACCCTTGGTCAGTTGGTAAAGGTTAAGATTTCCACAGATGAAACACTGGTTGGTGAAACAATCACTGCAACTGATGGAACAACACAAGTGTCTGCAACTGTACCTGATACACAGGAAGTCATTCTTGCACTTCCAAACCTTGGTACTTGGACATTCACAAATCCTGTAACACAGGGAACACAAACCCTTGAACTTCAGTATTTTGGTGAATATTCAATGAATATGGCATCTTGGAAGGTTCTTGGTCTTCAGATTGACCTTTCAAATTCAAATCCTGATACATCTGTGACATATACAGATGATGCAGTTGGAATGACACAACAGGAAATTCAGGACTGGTTGGGATATAAACCTTGTTTGTTTGTCAATGGTGCAGTTGATGGATATTTGAATCCTGACAACTATGCACAGTATGAAGATGGTACAAGTGCAGACATCACTACACTTGGGAATGATGTCATGATTGAATTCCCTAAAAGGGGATATTCAATTTCCACATCACAGAATATCATCACCATCAAAATGACTGATGAACCTGACAAGGCAGGATTCTGTTATAAACCATTTTCAAGGGCATCTGAAGGTGACAGGGATGCATTCTATTATGGTGCATTCAAGGGATATTGTTCAGGTTCCAAGATGTATTCATCTTCAGGAAAACAACCAACTGCAAGTCAGACAAGGGCAACATACAGGGGATATGCAACTGCAAGGGGAACAGGTTATGCACAGAATGGTTTCTATCAGTTGACCTATATTCAGATTTGTTATCTGATGCAGTTCAAGAACCTAAACAGTCAGACAACAGTTGGATATGGATATGTGAATTCCAATCATGGTGATGGAAGTGTGAACAGGTCTGTCAACACTGGTGGTGCAAATGCTTATGGAATGAACTGTGAAATTATCAAAACAACAAATCCTTCCTATATGACAGACCAAAATCATCAGGTCAAGTGCCTTGGTATTGAAGATTTTTGGGGAAACATTTGGCAGTGGGTTGATGGATTCACAACAGATGCAAACAGAAACATGTTCACATGCTTCATCCCTTCATTGTTCAGTGATTCTACAAGTGCAGAAGGTCAGACAAATCAGGGACAGGGTGCAACTGCAAACATTGGAAACTATATGTCCAAACCACAGGGTGGAACAGACACTGGTTTTGTTGCAAAAGAAGTTTCAGGTTCAGAAACCACATACTTCTGTGATTCTACTACTTTGTCTGCTTCTTGTGTTATGAGGTTCGGTGGTCATTGGGCTGATGCTTCTAGTGCGGGTGCTTTTCGGCTTAATGTGTATGATGCTTCTTCTGCTTCTTATGCGAATGTCGCTTCTCGCCTGATGTATGTATAAGCGAAAAGGCAAAGAATAAAAATTGAATATGGGTGACAGATAAGTGACAGGAAGGTTTTCATTTCCCTGTTGCAGAAGGTTAAATCACCACAACATAAAAAAGATTATACTAATTTGTATACTTCTTGTGTTATGAAATTCAGTGGTAATTGGAATAATGCTTCTAATGCAGGTACTTTTCAACTTAATGTGAATAATGCTTCTTCTACTTCTAATGCGAATGTCACTTCTCACCTATTGTTTCCAAATAGGTTTTTAGTTTTACATGGTGAATCTGTCACCCTGCCACTTGGCAAAACACAAACAAAAATTTCAAACTGTATTAGTAGTTAAAAGATGACAGGGAACTTCCTGAAGTTCAATCCCTGTCATCTTTGTTTTATGACGAAAATTCAGGAAAGGAAACATCAAAATTGAAACGATATGGGGATATTTACAAAAAGATTTGCAGTGTGAACAACTTGAAGGAAGCACACAAGAATGCAAGGAAGGACAAATTGTTCTATCAGGAAGTGAAAATGGTGGATGCAGACCTTGACAAATACATCATGGAAATCCATGAAATGTTGGTCAATCATACATACAAAATTACACCTGACAGATACACTGTCACAATCATCAATGACAAGGGAAAAGAAAGGGAACTTGCAAAACTTCCATATTTCCCTGACAGAATCATCCAGTGGGCGGTCATGCTTCAGATTGAACCAATCTTCATGGAAGTATTCTGTTCACACACTTGTGCATCTATCAAGAACAGGGGAATCACACATGCAAAGAAACTTCTGAACAAGTATTTGAAGGACCGGAATGGAACACAATATTGTCTGAAGATGGATGTGAAAAAATTCTATCCATCAATTGACCATGAAATCCTAAAAATGATGTTAAGAAGGAAATTCAAGGACAGTGAACTTCTTGACCTGTTGGACATGATAATTGATTCATCACCACATGAAAAGGGTGTTCCAATTGGTTCATACCTGTCACAGTTCCTTGCAAATTATTATCTTGCATATTTTGACCACTGGATGAAAGAAGAACTTGGAATCAAGTATGTGGTCAGATATATGGATGATGTGATTGTTCTTTCAGATTCCAAGGAAGAACTTCATTGCATCAGGATGAAAATTGATGAATACCTGACACAGAATCTGAACCTTCACCTGAAAGAAAATTGGCAGGTCTTTCCTGTTGAATCAAGGGGAATTGACTTTGTGGGTTTTAGGACATTCCACAGGTACTGTCTTTTGAGAAAGAAGACCTGTGGAAGATTCAAGAAGAAAATGAATAAATTGAAGAAGAAACAAGACAAAGGTCAACTGTTCAATTATTCAGAATGGTGTTCAGGCAATTCATACAAGGGTTGGTTGAAGATGTGCAGTGGAAAAAGATTGTACAAAAAGTACATTGAACCAATTCAGGCATCCCTTGATAGATACTACAAAGAAGTTATCCAAATGAAAGGACAGGTGATTGCAACATGAAAGACATGGGAATTGTGAAAGGAAGTAAAGAACAGGCAGTGGAAGTGATTGTTGGGATTGATACAGTCTATGAACACACTGACATTGAACCTGTGGAAACAGAAGATGGTTCTGAATTATATCAATATCATGAAATTCAGTACACCCTGAAAGAATGGATTGGTGTTCTTGGTCAGAAAAATCAGGCATTGCAGGAAAGTGTTGACACAACAACTGAAACACTTGATGACCTGATGACCAATGTCATCCCTGCACTTCTTCCAGTGGATGATTCTGAAGAATAAGGAAAGGAAGGTGAAGGGATATGGTCAAATTCATTGCACAACAGATTGAAAAACAGGCAGACATTTCCACTGCAAAAGGAAGGGCAAAGTACAAGGCATACTTTGTGAACACCCACATCTATGAAGCATATAGGGCAGATGTGGATGCAAAATTGATTGCAGATGGTTATGAAAAAATAATTGTGAAAGGGTAGGGTGAAAGATGACAGTTGAAGTTGCACTTCTAATTTCAGGTGTTTCCCTTGCCTTTGCACTATATCAGGGAATCACCAACATGAAAAGAAACAAGACACAAGATGACAAACGGGATGCATCACAGTTGACTACTGTGATTGTGAAACTGGAAAACATTGGTGAAGGTGTCAATGAAATCAAGTCTGACATGAAAGGTGTCAAGGAAGATGTTGTGGAATTAAGGGAAAGAATTGTTGCAGTTGAACAATCTGCAAAATCTGCACACCACAGGGTTGATTTATTGGAAAGGGTTTGTGGTGGTGAACATGATGAAAAGTAGAAGAAAGGGGAAGAAGGAAACTTCTTCCCTTACTTATTATGTAGTATTTTCAATTATTGCACTTGTGGTCTTCACAGTGACATCCTTGGTGATACTACTGAAAACAGGTCTTGAAGCACCTACATTGACCACATGTTTCTTTGGGGTCTTTGGTGGTGAAATCCTGACTTGTGGTTTGATTAAGATTTTCAAATTGAAAGAAACAAAGAAAGAAGGTGAAGGTCTTGAATTTATTGACATGGATAATTGACAACTGGTTCCTTGTGATTGCACTGATTTGTGTGATTTGTGCAGGTGTGGGTGTTGTTTGGCATTTCTACAATGAACCTTCCAGTGTTCAGATTCAGAAAGTCAAGGAATGGTTGCTTCTTGCAGTCACACAGGCAGAAAAGGAACTTGGTGGTGGAACTGGACAGTTGAAGTTGCGTTATGTTTATGACCTATTTTTGACCAAGTTTCCTTGGTTAGCAAAAATCATTTCTTTTGCACAGTTTTCTTTGTATGTAGATGAAGCACTGGAAAAGATGAAAGAAATGTTGAAGTCCAATGTTGCAGTTCAGAATCTTGTGAAAGGGGATGAAATTGATGGGAATTAGAAAGAAACTGGTTCAGATTGCACAGGCAGAAATTGGAACCTGTGAACCTTCAGGTGATGACAAGTACATCAAAGTGTGGAACACACTTGGACACACCAAGTTTGCATTGAATGTGGCATGGTGTGCAATCTTTGTGACATGGTGCAAAATTCAGGCAGGTATCAGTGCAGATGTTGTTCCTGACTATGCATCATGTAATGCAGG